CCCTTTAATGGATCAACGAACTGGACGTATGGCCTTTCATTGATCTTGGTTTGTAGTCCCTCTTGGAACTTGTCAAAGATATCCTGGTGATTTTCTTCTATCATTTTAGATAGAGAAGTATCTTCCTTATACACAGTTGTGAATGGAAATAAGTCATTAGGTATATCATGTTTGACTTGTGCTAAAAAGTTCTGATCCCATGATCTCGTAACTTTATATTGAACACGCAAATCTTTTGGTATGATGCCATTAAGATGTACGCGAGTAGATCCTCCAGTGTTAGACAGTCTTTTGACTTGGTCATGCACATCGGGATGTTTGGTTATTGCAAAATCAAGCAAACTACTTTCATCTTTTAGTTTAGCTTGGGCTTCCAGGTTCTTCTTCTTCTCTACCAAAAGTTGCGGTAGGGATAGCTTAGAATAGTCTTTCATATTAGTCTCCATTTTAAATACAATATTGATATTACTCTCATTAGAAATAAAGTCAACACTTCTGTATTAAATCATTGGACTTATTGCACTACATCAATTAAGATAAGATCTGGTATGAGTTGGTGTGTTTTATATTTATATATAACTTTATCATTAACCCCTAGTAAGTGACCAGCTTATACCTTTCTATATAAAGGAGAACTATGGAACTTAAAGAATATATTATTAAACGAGGCGAAGACAAGTTAGCTAAAGAGCTAGGTGTTTCTATTGAGACTATAAGATCATGGAAATATGGAACAAGACAGCCCTCTGTTAATCAAGCCAAGAAACTTATCAAGATGACAGGCCATGCTTTAGGTTGGGAAAACATCTATGGATCGGTAGAAGAATGCCAATAGAAATAAAAGCAAACCTGGTCGGACAAGACATAGCAAAGGATGAGCGTAAGGATATGCTCATGTCATACCATGAGAACTTCTTTCATCTAATACCTTGTGGATCTACCACAGATGTTATACCTGAATACTTTAAAAGCAGACATCCCTTTGAGGATGATATGGTTTTACAAAAGCGTTGGTCAAAGACACCAAGAGTTAAGTGGGCTGACTATATAACAAAGCAACCTACTCTTAATGAAGTTAAGCAATGGTATCTACAATTCCCAGAATGTAACTGGGCTGCTATAACAGGCGTAACATTTGTAGTGCTAGATGCAGACACGCAAGACGCATGTGATTTCTGTGAGTCAGGACAGATAACAAGAACCATGCTTAAACAAAAGACACCTCGCGGTGGCTATCATTACTTCTATGCAATCAACGATGACCTAAAGATAAGAAACACTACAGGTAAATTAGATATCAGAGGAGAGGGTGGCTATGTCATGGTCAGTCCTTCTGTTAATTATAAGTTTGAAGTTGTCGAAGGAGCTTCAGTTGATTCTATAGACGACCTGCCTATGCTCTCAAGCCAAGATATGAATATTATCTATGACTATAACAGCACAGGTAAGATCAATGTAGAAAGTAAAACTCCTCTTACATCCGATGGTGTACAGACAGGTATGCGAAACGATACTCTCGCCAGGTTGGTAGGCAAATGGATACTAGAAGGTTGGGGTATGAGAGAGGTGGTCATCAAGGCCATGGATTGGAATCAAACAAACAACCCACCTATGAGTGTGCAAGAGGTATTGAATACAACTCAAAGTATTTGTGCTGGACATCTTAAAAGAAATCCAGAGGATGATACAGGCATACAGAAATGGAAGACTAGTCAGTGGCAGATACAATTAACAGATGATTTAAAAGAGATCATGGATCAAGAAGACCCTCTCTCTAAAGCTAAGAGCGAGAAGACAGTAGACAGTGACCCGCTAGGACTCAAATCATTTAACGATCCCTTTTGGGATACGATGGATTGCGATAGGATTGAGCAGTATTGGGGAGATGCTTTTGTCTTTGAACAATCCAGAGTGTTGCTACTAGGTAAACCAAAGATAGGTAAGTCGCATTGGCTAGGAGCATTCGCAGCGGCAGCTACTACAGGTACAGACTTTATGGGTATGAGTTTCTCAAGACCTCTCAAAGTTATGTGGCTACAGGCAGAGATAATCCATGAGTTCTTAAAGAAAAGAATCGAGATGTATTACAAACCCTTTCATCATGACCCTGAGTTGTACAACCTAGGCAAGTCAAACCTTATAGCATCAGGCAGATTAAGAAAGAACATCATGAGGGATAGCGACATAGATGCTATCGCTGAGAGTATTGAGTTTCATAAACCAGACTTGGTGATGATAGATCCTATTATTAATTTCTTTAGTGGAGAAGAGAACTCCAACTCAGAGATACATGAGATGCTATCGAGGATAGATAAACTCATTGAACTATATAAGGTAGCAGTAATCATTGCTCACCATACTGGTAAAGAAAGGGCAGATGATCTGTCATTCATGTCGGCAAGGGGTGGTAGTGCATTCGCGGGGTGGATGGATTCGGGTGTGAAGCTGTCAGGTAAGAAACCAAACGTAACTTTATTCTATGAAGCTCGTAATGCAAAAGAACCTGAACAGCATTTAGCTTACTTTGATTTCGAGAAAGGATACTTCAAGATGGTAGATGCACAAGATAGTCCAGACGAAGTTGAGATAGCAAGGGTGGTTGCATCAGCTATGAGCAGACAGAAGTTCTACACAAGACAAGACCTAGAAATCTTAGCAAGACAGGCATTAAAAGAAAGCGAGATGGCATCGGGAGAGAGGGCCGCTCGTTATGCAGTGAGTCATGTGCAGAAGTATCTAGGCGAAAGAGTCAAGACACACAATGTTCCAGGCAAGAATACTTGGTACTACTTATCAGACAATGAAATGAAACGACCTTGGAAAGATGATTAAGATAGATCAAGAGTCAATGACAGAAGCATTGAATGATGTCGGCATAGGATTGCTCATGTCATTCCCGATTAGCTATGGCATCTTAAGGCTATGCAAATACCTAGAGGTAAACCTGGTGGTGACATCACTGGTACAGGTAACTGTCTTTACATTCGTTGCTATAGTAAGGAAGTATATGGTTAGAGTTTATTATAAGGAGAAAGAATAATGGATATAAGTTTATTAGCAGTCATGGGAATATTGTTGTTATCAATCTATGCTTATTATAAGGATAGGAAATGAAAGTATTAAGTTTGTTTGACGGCATGTCGTGTGGGCGTATAGCCCTAGATCAAATGGGAATCAAAGTAGATACCTATTACGCTAGTGAGATAGACAAGTATGCAATGGAAGTAAGCAAGGCCAACTATCCTGACACCATTTATGTAGGGGATGTATGTAATTTAGATCCAAAGGATTACATGGATGTAGATTTAATTCTTGCAGGTAGTCCATGCCAGGGATTCAGTATGGCAGGTAAGCAGTTGGCGTTTGATGATCCAAGGTCAGCGTTGTTCTTCGAGTTCATTAGACTATTAAAAGAAATCAAACCAAAGTATTTCTTATTAGAGAATGTAAGAATGAAGAAAGAATACTTACAGGTAATCAGCGAACAGGTATCAGCTTGTTATCCAGAGATACCTTTTGGTATCGAGCCGACTATGATATGTAGCAGTCTTGTTTCAGCCCAGTCAAGGAAGAGATATTACTGGACGAACATACCCAACATCACCCAACCCGAGCAAAAAGGCATAGTCTTGAGGGATATATTGGAGACGACAGTTAATCAAGATAGATTATCGGACATGACTAACCAAGATGATAAAGCCTACTGCCTAACAACAACCTATCCTTGTGCTAGACCTCAAAGAAGTATGGATAAATCTGAGAAGAGTATGATTCCTGTTGAAGATACTGTCCCTGATTCAACGACACTTATATATGACAGCAAAGATAAATCACATAAGCCCGTCAAGGTAGGTATGAATGTAGAAGAAGTTAAGGTTAGGAAACATGACATTGATATAGAGGAGCTAAAGAAGTTTTTAATATCAGCGAAAGATACATCAGGAAAAGGCAACAAACAAATAGCAAAGGAAATGGATTGCAAGTACACCCATGTTGAGCATTGGTTTAGGAAGGGAGATTTTTTTGCAATACCTGGAGATGACATTTGGTTTGATCTAAAGAAGTGTATAGGTATTCAATCAGAAGAATGGGATCAGCGTATCATGGAGTTCGAATACAGAGATGGTGTCTATGAGACTAAGCAAAGAGTCTATAGTGAGAATGGTAAGTCACCTACACTAACAGCAGGTAACTCTGAGCAATACATAGAGACAAGTGACAAGCCCATACAAGTAGGCATTGCAACAGACATCAACGGACATGACATACTTAAGAGAGTCTATAGCGAAGATGGTAAGTCGCCTACTGTTAATACCTGTCAGGGTGGTAACAGAGAACCTAAGGTAGTGGTTGATGTTAGGGCTATGACAGAGGTTAGAACTCCAGAAGCTAATCAAATAAGATACGAGCATAAAAGAAAGACAGGAAAAGATTGGTCTCCTAGGCACATGAGACACTTGGTCGAAAGAGATGATGAGAAAATGAATACTCTTACTAGTGCAATAACTAAGCAACACATCTTGCAAATAACTAAAGACCCTGATCAAGAAGTCTACTGGCGTAAGCTAACACCCCTGGAATGCGAGAGGTTGCAGACAGTACCCGACAACTACACAGATCATGTCAGTAATAGTCAGCGTTTTAAAATGCTGGGTAACGGCTGGACGATTGCAGTAATCAAACATATATTTAAAAACATGGAGAGAGAATGAAAGAGATGATTGGTAGTCTTTGGAATAGATTTTTAGAATGGTCTTGGCAAAGAAAGGCAGATAAATTATTTAGGAACAGAAAATGACAGAGTGGCATGGTGGAAAAGGTAGTCGGGATCGTTCCAAAGATCGTGATAAATTTAATGATAACTTTGACAAAATATTTGGTAAAAAGAAAGGTAACAAGGAGAGAAAGGAACAGATGTCCCCTAATAAAAATAAGCCTGGTTGGGCAAAATTTGTACAAAAACGTATGTGCAATGGAGAAATGGTGAATTGCACACCCACCTCTGAAAGGTGCACTCCCATGCGATTTAGGTGTATGTGTGGCTGTGCAGTTGCACATGCCTGCACATACGCACACCCGCCTCTGAGAACCCTAGTTTTACTGGTACGTGCAACTGTGCGTACGTGCATCTCTATAGAGAACTATAGTGAGAGGTATATTAAAATACCCTCTTACTTTGCAGAGATAGTATTCTCTAGTAGAAATATAGTAAGGATATAGAAATGGAAGATAGAAAAAAACTAACAAAAAAACAGGAAACATTTGTCGACCTTATGGTCTATCAAGATTATAAACAAACGAAGTGTGCTCATCTTGCAGGATATGAAAATCCAGGCGTGGCCGCTACAAGATTATTAAGTGATGAACAATATGCTCATGTTCAAGAGAGAATCAGGGAGCTGAAATCTATTCAGCGTACTAAGAATGAGATTACTTTTGAGGGCATAGCAACGAAGCTAGGAGAGATTAGGGATGTTGCCCTAGCTGATGGGTCATACGGCCCAGCAGTAACGGCAGAGATAGCGAGAGCTAAACTTGCAGGCCTTATGGTGGATAGGAAAGAGTTGAAGATACATAAGATAGATAACATGAGTAGAGATCAGCTAGAGAATAGGTTAAAGGAGTTAGTCCTGGAGAATCAGATTATCCTAGGGACATCTGAAGTTGTTAAGGAAGTTGTTGATGTTGAGGAAGAGCTTGTTGAGGATATCCTTGAGGAAGATCTGGATCTCATTGAGGATCAGTCTGATTTAGAATAGATGCTATCTTATCTTCTGCGTCCTGTAACTTGCGTTCACAGTATTGCGATACCTTGATACTCTTTTCAAAAGAATCTATTGCTTCATCAACTGATATGTTTTCTTCAAGGGACTTGACCAAGCGTTGAAGCTCGGTCATTCCTTTCTCGAATGTCATTATCCGATCCTTTGTATGCGATATCTTTTAGTCTCTGGATCTTTCCAGAACTGAAACTTCCTATCCTTAAAGTTCTTGGTATAGAAGTTCACCCTGTATTTATATACATCTACTTTTGATAGGCCGCTTATAAGATCACCGACTTCAAGATTGTTTAATGCTTGGGTGAATTCAGTTCTATAAGTTGCTCTCTCGTTTACTATCTTTATATCTTTCTCTATTTTAAATCCCATTGCTCTTTCTCCTTTCGTCAAATAATTTTCTTTGCCTTTCATATTCCTCACCCTTCATCATGTGTATCAAAGTATCTTCATCATGCGGACTAGGTATAATCTGTTTATGGTTTGAGTTAGACCATTCAATCTGTTGGCTATCATCATTAAAAGTAATGACTAGCTTCCAAGGTTTATCTGGTTCTTTCTTTTCGTCTAGTATCATCTTGATATGCTTACGCCATTCCTCCAGCTTGATAAGAGTTTGTTGATCTTCTACTTGCTTGTCGTACTCAGTCATTGTCTTGCTCCTCTAAATCGCCTAAATAACTCTTGCCTTCAACTATTTCTTTAATCATATCGGCTAACCAATATATAGAGCAGTTAGGATTATCTTTGTTTGCATTACATAAACTTACTATTTCATTAATCATTTCTTGTTTACTCATTA